CGTATCTGGTTTTGGCTTCGGCTTTGGCTTCGGCTTTGGCTTCGGCTTTGGCTTCGGTTTTGGTTTTGTATCCGTATCTGATTTTGTATCTGTATCTGGCTTCGGTTTTGGTTTTGTATCCGTATCTGGTTTTGTATCTGTATCTGGCTTCGGTTTTGTATCTGTATCTGGTTTTGTATCTGTATCTGGTTTTTTTGGTAAATTAGGCACTACTACTTGATCTGGTAACTCGTTATTATCAAAGTCGTCTTTTTCTTCATCATCAAAATCATCTGTTTTATCATCAGTCTTATCATCTTTTTTATCAGTCTTATCATCTTTTTTATCAGGTTTTACTACAGGAGGATTAAGAGCTTTTTCTAAATCTTTTATAACTTCTTTGTCGATAACATTTTTTAATTCAGGATTCGCATCCAAAATACCTTGAGCTTTTTCATAGTCACCGTCTTTTATTGCTTGTCCAAATTCTTTTTGTTTTCCTACTAAGTCTGATGCTGCACCTCCATCATTTTTTCCTCCTGGTTTGCCATCTTTTTTGCTACCATCTGAAGGAGGTGTAAACCCTGGAATATTGCCTGTGCCTGCTCCTTTATCGTCACCTTTACCTGTGCCGTCACCTGTTTTATTTCCTTTGCCGGTACCTTTACCGTCTCCGCCACCTTTACCGTCGCCTTTGTTACCACTACTAGAGCCATCACCTACTTTTCCAGTTCCTGGTCCTATGCCAGGAGTATCTAAATTGCCATCGCCTTTTTTACCTTGTAAACATGCATTTAAATAATCTGTCCATTCAGGATGGTGACTAAGAAAATCTTTTACACTCTGTCTTGCAAGAATTTTATCACCTTCGTCATCCTTAGCCATTATATTGGTTACAGATCTGCACAAATCATCTGGTGGATCACCATAACCTGTAGTAGATTTTGTAATTTTTTCAACTATTTTTAATTCTTTATATTTCATTATTCATCTGCCTTTGGTCTAAGTGCTTTTGATAAGCTCTGACGTTCAACAACTGTTTCTCCTGCAATAGTATTAGTTTTTGTGTTGTTTATAAATGTACCTTTTTGTGTGCTTCTTGTGTTTGTTTGAGTCATTGTCATACGTACAGCATCTTCTTGTTTGACCCAACGTGCGCCGTCAAATCTAAATAATCTATTTGGCGAAAAATCTGTACGCAAAAAGAAGTCGCCTGTTTGGGTATCAGTAGGAAAACTTATTCCATGTCCAAATGCCTCGCCGTTTGTAGGTATTCCATCACCTAACAAATAACCATTATATCCCGATCTTTCAGGTGATTGCATTGTGTCTGGAACACTATCATCGTCTGTGTCAACTAGTTCTGTATTGCCATCTTTATCTAGTTGTAAACTATAGTAATGGCTTGTGTCATAACCTGACTTAGGTGCATCTGCTTCTGCTTGTGCAACTACCGCATTGTTTATTTGCATTTCTTTGTCGTATGTACTTAATAAATTACGTAATGTATCTTTGCCATCAGCACCTTCTTCTGCAGGTAAATCTAATATTTCTTTGTATTCTTGTGAATCAACTATTTGTTTTAACTTTAATCTATATAAATGCGGGTACCAAGTTTGTGAAAAACCTTCTGCAGCTCTGTTTACATCTTCCACAACATAAAACCTTTTAAGTGCAAATGATAAATCGTTTAGAGCATACTCATCTTTTAAGTGTGGAAGTTCTATTACATCGCCTGATATAATCTTTCTGCCTAATGTTTTTACACTACTGTTTATATGAACAGTCAAAAATAGTGTATCATTACTTAAAAAAAGTCCAAATTGGCTTAGGTTAAAATCAATATCTTGTACATTATAAATGCCACGCATTGTGTATACATCTGGATCATATTTTCTATCTCTATTTTCTAAAAATAATAGATCTTGAATGTTGGTTTCTTTGACAGCATCATACCTAGGCTGATCTGCTGTTGCATCGTCCTCGCTAGGATTTTCTGCTCCTAAGTACTTGTGTACATTGATATCTGTGCCACCTATAGTAAACATTTCATAGACTTGCTTGTCTATAAAAGAATAATCATTAGTTTTTTGTGGTCTGTATAAACTTAATCTTGGCATATACATATTTATCGTTAGTAACTCAATACGATAAATACTAATGGAGACTATAACTATGGCAATACAAAAACAAGATATTTTCGATTATGTAAACGCAATGCTAGGCGGAGGCATGGTTGATGTAGAACTTGACCCTGTTCATTATGAAACAGCATTAACTAAAGCGTTGACTAGATTTAGACAAAGAAGTGATAATGCTGTAGAAGAATCATACTTTTTTATGCCTACTATTATAGATCAAAATGAATATACTTTACCAAACGAAATAGTTGAAGTAAGAAAACTTTTTAGAAGAAGTGTAGGATCAAGATCAGGTGGCGGCGATGGTGGTAGTATCTTTGAACCATTTAATTTAGCATACACAAATGCATATATGTTAGCAAGCTCTAATATGGGCGGCTTAGCAACATATGATATGTTTAGCCAATACCAAGAATTGGTTGGACGTATGTTTGGTTCATTCATTGAGTTTAAATGGAATTCAACTACAAAAAAATTAACTCTTTTACAACGCCCTAGAGCAGAAGAAACATTGTTACTATACTGTTACAATTACAGACCAGACGAACAGATAATGAATGATTATCTAGCACAACAATGGATTAAAGACTATACACTTGCAGCTTGCAAATATATGCTTGGCGAAGCAAGAGAAAAATTTGCAACTATTGCTGGTCCACAAGGTGGAACTAGTTTGAATGGTCAAAGTCTTAAAGCAGAAGCATCAGCAGATATGGAAAAACTAGAACAAGAAGTAATACAACAAGTTTCTGGCGGTGCAGGCTACAGCTTCTTAATAGGCTAAAAAATCACTTGACATACTTCCTATAGTGTATTATAATATATACTTACACTAAGGAAAAAATTTATGATAATTGGTATATGTGGTTTAATTGGTAGCGGCAAAGGCACAGCCGCAGATATTTTAGTAGAACAACACGGATATACGAAACTTTCTTTTGCAGACAAATTAAAAGACGGTGTTGCTACTGTATTTGGATGGGATAGACAAATGCTAGAAGGCGACACTGATGAGAGTAGAGAGTGGAGAGAGAAACGTGACGAGTTTTGGTCGAAAGAAGTAAAACGTAATATTACACCACGAATAGTTTTACAAGAGTTTGGAACAGATTGTATGCGTAAAGGATTTGACGATGCAATATGGGTAAGTTTGGTCAAACAAGAATTACAAAAAAATCCAACAAAAGACTATGTAATACCTGATGTAAGATTTCAAAACGAAGCCGATATGATACACAAATTAAACGGTAGTATGTGGAGGGTAATGAGAGGTCCTGATCCTGTATGGTTTAGAATGTATCAAGATATTAGTGTAGAGCCCAAAGATGTACATGAAAGCGAATGGCGTTGGGCTAACGTAAAATTTAATGCAATAGTCAACAATAACGGTACATTAAATGATCTTAAAAATCAGGTACAAGATCACCTTGCTTCCACACAACTCCTTGTTTCTGCATAATACGCTGACAGTTTGCACATATAGTTTTTAAATTACTTGGCCTACAGTTGTTTAAATCTCCATCAATATGGAACACATTAAACTGTTCTTTATGTTTTGACTTAAAATTGCATTTTTCACAGGTATCTTTTTTCTCGTAGCCGCGTTGTTTCCATTTAGGAACACCGTGATTTAATCCATTGCGTAAACATTTTTCGCATAGTTTTCTATAATAGATTCTTTTTCCTTTTTTATAATTTATAGCAGCAGGATGTTGTCCACATTTACATAAAGGTCTCATATTGTATTTACCTCACCTTTTTAGCACCTTTTTTATGGTAATTACACATACCTTTTTATTAAAGTATGCTAAATACAAATAGCAAACGATTCCAACAGGAGAAATAATATGGCTTTAACATCACCAGGAGTACAGGTCAGCGTAATTGACGAGAGTTTTTACACACCAGCTGAGCCAGGTACAGTGCCAATGATTTTTGTTGCTAGTGCATCAAACAAAACAAATGCAGCAGGCACAGGAACAGCACAGGGCACAATAAAAGCGAATGCAGGTAAACCTTACTTGTTAACGTCGCAAAGAGATTTAGCGGACACATTTGGTGATCCGATATTTAAAACAGATAATAATAATAATCCAATTCACGCAGGCGAACTTAACGAATACGGCTTACAAGCTGCATATTCATTGTTAGGTGTAAGCAACAGAGCTTTTGTTGTAAGAGCTGATGTTGATTTAGGTGAATTAGAAGCAACTCCAGATGCACCAAGTGCAAATCCTTTAGCAGGAACATACTGGTTTGACACAGACAATTCTAGCTACGGTATTCAACAATGGAACAGCAATGCAATTAACACTACGGGCGGACAAACTTTTACAACAAAAAAACCTACAGTAATTTTTAAGCAAAATCAAGTAGCAGATTATGATAATGGAGATTATACTCCATTGGCATCAATTGGTGCAATTGGTGATTATGTAATTGTAGCAGTTACAACAATTAACAAATTATGGTATAAAAATACAAGTGGTACATGGGTAGCAGTTGGAAGCGGCGATTGGATCAAAAGTTGGCCAACAATAAAAGGTACTAAAGCAAATCCTACTTTTGCAGGTACAGATACCATTACTGTAAACGGAGCACCTATTTCAGTAGGAGCAAACACAGTATCTGATGTAGCAACAGCAATAACTAATGCAGGAATACAAGGTGTTAGTGCAGCGGCAGTAGACGGGTTTTTAGAAATATATAGTGACGGTACAAGTTCAGGTGCTGAAGATTCAACTACAGGAGGTCCAATTGTAATTGGTGGTGATGCAACTAGACTTACAGAGCTTGGAATTTCAGCTGGTACATACTTACCGCCAGCATTACAAATATCAGCACATACTAGTGTTCCAGCCTGGAAAATAACCGATACTGGAACTTCAAGACCAAGTGGTAGTATTTGGTTCAAAACAACTATTCCAAATGGTGGTGCAAACCTAAGTGTTAAACTTTGGAATGCAACTACATTATTATGGGATGAGATTAGTGCTCCAATGTATTCAAGTGCAGCAGATGCATTATATGGTTTAGATTCAACAGGTGGCGGATTAAATTTAGGTATTGGAGAATTATATGCCAAAACTAATATTACAAGTGATGCTTTAGCAAAAGCAAACTTTACAATTTTCCGCAGACAAGCAAGCGGTCCAACTAGAATTACTAGTGCAATTATTACAAATGCAGTACCAGGCAGTGTTGGGCTTTCAACATTTACAATGTCAAGCACAAACAAAGGTAGTGCAAGTTTTAGTACACCAGTTACTGTAAGCGTAACACCTACAGGAAGTGCAAGCGGCGATGCAAACTTAATTGCAGCAGCAATTACATCAGCTAATGTACCAAATGTAAGTGCAGAAGTTGATGCATCAAATAGAGTTGTAATTAGTCATTCACAAGGTGGCGAAATTAAATTTGTAGACACAACAGGATTATTGAATGCAATGGGTTTTACACCATTTGTAAGCACAGATCCAACAACTACACCAAATTTAGTATATGTTGATGGAACAGACAATTCTACAAGTCCAAAACAATTCCAAGCAACAAACTGGCGTGTATTAAACTATACAGCAAGTGCAGATGCTGTATCTTCATTAGCTAATCAAGGACAATTATGGTATAATTCAATTGTAGATGAAGTAGATATTATGTATCACAATGGTACAACTTGGGTAGGTTATGGTGATTCAACAGCATATCCAAACGCTGATCCAGCAGGACCAATTGTTTCGGCAACAATGCCTATTGAACATAGTAACGGTGGTAGTTTAGTAACTGGCGATCTTTGGATTGACACAAGTGACTTAGAAAATTATCCGACTATATACCGTTTTAATTCTGACATTACAGGAACTGAAGTTCAAAAGTGGGGTAGTCCATTAGATAGTAGTGATCAAACTACAGAAAATGGTGTATTATTTGCAGATGCACGTTACGGTACAGGACCAGGTACAACTACAGTTGCACCGAGTGGTACAATACCAGAAATGTTAGCAAGTAATTATTTAGATCCAGATGCACCAGATCCAGCATTATATCCAAAAGGTATGCTGTTATGGAATCTACGCAGAAGCGGATTTAATGTAAAACGCTTTGAGCGTAACTATATTGATACAAGTTCAGAGAACAAACGTCAAGCAGATGCGCCAATGACTAATTACTACCCACACAGATGGGTAACTGAGTCAGGCAACCAAGCAGATGGTTCAGGTAGCTTTGGACGTAAAGCACAGCGTAAAGTTGTTGTACAAGCGTTACAAGCTGTAGTTAACAGTAATGATGACATTAGAGATGATGAATCAAGATTGTTTAACTTGATGGCAACACCAGGTTATCCAGAACTAATTGGTGAAATGATTTCACTTAACTATGACAGAGGCTTAACAGCGTTTATCGTAGGTGATTCACCGTTCAGACTTACACCAGATGCAAC